CCGCCGCGTGCGATCTTGGCCGTCATCTCCTCGGCGTTCATGCCGAGCATCTCGAAGCCTTCGGCGCTGAGCTTGCTCGCGTCTGTCGCTCGAATCTGGAACTCTTTGAGCGCGTCCGCGACGACGTCGGTGTTGCGGGCACCAGCTTCGAGTCCCTGATTAAGGAGCCCGAGCGAGTCTTTCCCGGTCAGGCCGAGGCGGGTCAGCACGACGGGATATTCGGTGAGGGTGTCGAGTAGATCCTCGTTGCGGTCGAGGCCCTTCTGCGCGCCGGAGGCGAGGATGTCGAAGGCTTCTTCTGACGTCTTCGCAAGCCCGTTACGCATCAGGGTCGTGACTGCTGTCGCGATCGGTTTGACGTCTTCGTCGAGGACGTCGGAGATTCCGGAGAGTCCCTCGATGACGCGTTGCGCGGACTTTGAGGTTTCGTCCTCGTCGATGAGGTTGTACTGCAGCGCGAGCCTGGTGGTGTCCATGTTCGCTTCGATGGACTCGCCGAAGTTCTGGCTGTAGGCCTCGCCTGCCACGCGGCCGAGGCGGAGCGCGTCTGCTTCGCTGATGCCGGTGAGCCCCTGCAGTCGGTCGAACCCGACTTCGACTTGCAGCCCGTCGTTCAGGCCGTCGATGAGTGCCTTGCCTGCAGCGACCCCTACGCCGACCACCGCGCCAGCGATCGGGATTGAGACCAGAGCGGCGATGATGTTGTCACCGAATTCGTCGCCTGTGTCTTTGCCCGCCTTGCCGCCAGCGTCGGTGAGGTCTTTGAGCTTCGACTCAGCCGAGGCGGTGTTGGCGTCGACCTCGATCATCGTGCGTGACTTGCGCAGCCCGTCGAGGTTGCGCTCGACCTTCTGCAGGTTCGCTTCCGCACGAGCCACGTCCGCGGTGACGTCGAGGCCGCCGAGAGCTCGCACCTCGAGGTCAGCGAGTCGCTGCTTCGCCCGGTCGAGGCTCTTCTCTGCGCGGCTGATGTCCGCGTCGAGCTTCAGCGATGTGTCCTTCGACACAAGCTTCTTCGCCGCCTGCTCGACGCGGTCCATCCCCGCGAGGGCGTCCTTCTCGTCGGCGGTGACCTTCGCCTTGATCGGCTTCTTCTCGATCCGGTCACCGGTCGACTTGACGGTCTTCTCGCCACGTTCAACGTCGGCCGTGTTGGCGGTGAAGAGGACCTCGAGCTCAGCGGCGCGGAGAGCGGGCACGTGTCACCTCCGTATCAGCGCAGCGCGGAGCCGCGTGTTCGAGTCGAGTAGAGAGAAGATCACCGCCCGCACCCCGGGCCAGGGCCGAGCGAGAACCGCCGGGTCATACAGATCGATCCCGCGTTCCGCGAGCTCAGCGATGACGAGCCGCCAGTGACCAGCGATCGCCATCCACGACCCGTCGACCTGGTCGGCCTTCGTCGCGGCAGGAGCGCTAGGGGCTTCGGGACGCAGGTCGGCAGGCGGTGTCCTGTAGTCGGGGTAGATCCCGTCAGCGTCTGGCGTGCCAATTCCGTATGGGGCCCAGTCCTCCGGGGTGCTCAGCCTTTTGGGGCTGGCTCACCTGACCTCTGCTCGGCATTAGTGCGCGGCGTCCATAAGATCGCTGCGAGCGAGTCGGCGTACTCCTTGCCGCGGGACCAGTAGAAGACCGCGTAGTAGGCGACGCGGTCGATCGTGACCGGGTCGAGGCCGTCGCGGTGCATCTGCTCGTAGACCTCGCCGAGCGCGGGATGCTCGCCCGGTTCGATGGTGTCGAGGACGGCCTGAATCTCGGGCGGGATCTCGCCTATGACGAGGCCGAGGTTCACCTCGCCGCGGATGGCGGCCGCGATGAGCTTCTTCGACGCTTCGACCGTCGGGGGCCGCACCGTGTAGGTGCGGCCCTTGAGCGGGATCTCGAGATCGGCGATCGCCCACTCGTTGAAGTCAACGACGCTCATCAGCCGGCGTCAGTGTCCCAGCCGGTGAACGGGTTGGGGATCTCCTCAGCGGGGCCCTTGCCGGTGAGGGTGAAAGCGAGCACCTCGATCTCGCCGCCGGGACCGGTGTTCTGGCGGCTGTACGCGACGGTCGCGACGCCCTGTCCGGCATCGTTCGGGTTCGGCTTTCCTGCCTCAGGCTTGTGGTACCAGCGGGCTTCGATGACGGCCCCTTCACCCTTCGCGCTCGGGCGAGTCCGTGCCAGCAGCGCCTCGATTTCCGGCAGGTACTCTCCGGTCGTCAGGGACCGATTGACCTGGGCGTTGAACGCGAGCGTCCACGACCATCCAGTAACGTCGCTGTTCGCGGCGCCGAGGTCGTCGTACGTCTGCGCGTCCTGAGTGGTGGGCGTCGGCGTCGGCTGGAATCCGCTGATCCGTCGGACGGGCTGCCACTCGGGCGCGTCCGCGGTACCGACATTGACGTCGAGGCCGTACTCGTAGGACTTGCCGACGGTGGTGCCGGCGGGGAGAGGAACGCGAGCGCTCATCGTCAGGACTCCTTCTTGCTGGTGGTGGATGCTTTGGTGGGTTTGGCGGGCTGCACGTCTTCAACGGGCTGAGTCTCGGGGTCGACGGAGTGGATGGTTTCCGTTACTCGCCGGTCATGAGCCGGGGCTTTCATCCCGGCGTCGGTGTATCGCTTCTCGGTAGCAGTCACGGCTGCGCCTCCTGGTTGTCGAGGATGATGAGGTAGTTCTCCGTTCGCTCTTCGCGACGGTTTAAGTCGGCACCTGCAGGCGAGAACGACTGCCGGCTGATGCCGTTGATTCCCTTCACGCGGGAGAGCCCCTGAAGCGCTTGGAACGCCTGGGTTGCGAGAGCATCGGCTCCGTCCGGTCGGCCAGCTTCACCTCGTAGGCGCAGCTGGACGCGACGCCAATGAAGATGCTCGAGCTCCTCGTCCGTCGCGCCATACACGCGCACCCCGACCGCACGGTCGGGCTTCGGCCCGATAGCGCCGTAGTAGACGACTACTGCGTCGTCCGGGAACGGCGCCTCCTGGTCAGCACTGTCCTGCCACTCCCAGCCAGGCAGCTCACCAAGGATGGAGCAGAGGAGTTTCGTGAGGGCGGCGTCATCCAAGCTGGGCTCGGATCCTTGCCGCGATGATCGGCCCGCTGTCGATCTCGTCGACGGCGGTTTCGAGGAACTTCGCCTGTCCTCCGCGCGGGTGCTCCCAGTCCAGGTTCTCGTGATTCAGGCGAGACACGAGCGACTTGAACCCGACCTGCAGCGTGAGGTCATCGATGACGACGAATCCCGACTTGTCCGACTCGCCGGTAAGCGATGGGCTGAGGTCCCGGGCGCGCTTGAGCACCGCCTTGCCGACATCGCGGAGGCCGTCCTGAGTCGCCTTCTCAAGCTCGGTGAGGACCGGTACGAGCATGCGCATGATGACTCCTTGCTTCGAATCAAATGAGCGAGAGGACCAGGAAGGAGTCGAGGTCGGTGTCTCCGTTGTCGTCTCGGCCGACCGCGAGCACTTCGGCTTCACGTTCGCTGCTTGTCCCCGGCCACACCGTCACGAGCGATCCGATGGGGACGACCGTCGACAGTGGGACGGTGACTTGTGTTGACGACACAACCTCGGCGCCGTCGACGTTGCGGACGAGTCGCTGCTCGTCCTTCACCTCAGCGGCGACAGTGCGCGGTTGCGAGTACCGGGACCCCATCCCACCGACGGCTGAGAGGTCGCGCACCTTCACTTTGTGCGGGTAGAAGAAGTCATCCCATGTCACGAGTACTTCCCCTCCGGCCAGATGCCGGCGAAGCTGCTCGACTTCGGGAAGCTGCCGACCGGGCCAGCGCCGCTCGACGCTGATTTGCAGAGCGATCTGAGGTCCCGGACATCCTCGTCAGAGAACGCGGAACTGAAATCGGCGTAGGTGATCGACGTCCCGTTTCGACCGCGCGATCGGACCCGGCGGGTGCCGGCGGGTGGGATCTCGGCGACCACACCTTTCAGGATGGCGATCGCGTCCTTCGTGCTCTCGTCATCGAGCGAGTCGATGCAGGGGGCGATGTCGCGAGCACGCACAAGCACCCGGCGTGCGAGGTCGTTATCGCTGCTGATGGATTCTGGCTTGATCACGCCATCGCCCCCGGTTCTCAGTTGGTCGGCGTCGAGGCCGAGCCCTGCTCGTCGAGCCGCTTGGCGATCTCGGCGAGCTTCGTCGCCTTGTTCGCATCCGCCTCGAACGCGATGGGCGGCGTTTGCTCGCCGGCCCAGTTGTTGATTTGCTCGTGGCTCCACGCCGGCGTCGGACGCTCGTCGGGACCCGCGATGGCCGCACTGTCGGGGATGACTCCGACGTGCTCCTGCCCGTCCACGGTGGTGACCGAGCCGACGATGCCCTCTGCCGCCTGCCGTTCTGCGTCGAGCTTCTCCGCGGCCTCCTGCACACGCTGGTCGAACTCAGGCGCCAGCTCCTCAGCGACCAGCTCGGCGGCGCGGGCTCGGACCCGTTCCTCGAACACGCGATCGGCGTCGGCCTGAGCGGCCGAGAGTTCAGCGATGACGAGAGCCTCGTCGGGCACCTCTGCGATGAGCCCGAGTCGAAGCAGCCGCTTCCTCTCCGGCGCAGAGACCGAGTCGGGGAGGACCCGTCCGGCGCGCATGTACGTCTCGCCGCCCTGCGCGCCGGGAACGCGGACGACGATCATGGGTGGGAGGACTGCGAACTTGGTCATTCGAGCTCCGTTCCTGTGATGACGACGCCAGCGGTTGCGTCGGTGACGACCGGCACCGTGACGCGGCGTGCGCGCAGGAGGTAGCTGTCCGTCTTGTCCTCGCGGATCGACTTCGTCTCGATGCCGTTGAGCGCCGCGGCATAGCCGGGGCCGCCGAGCTGCTCGTCGGCCATGCCGCCGAGCTCGTCGGTGTCGATCAGCATCGGGGCCGTGGTGGGCACGTGCGGCGAGCGGAGCCAGGTGAGGTCCAGCACCTGTGGCCAGGTTCCCGTGATGAGGGGGTTGGCTGCTTCGCGTGGCATTAGGCCTGCCTCCAGAAGCAGGGCCATGGCTCGCGCGTACTGGGTGGGTCGGAGGACGATCGTGTCGAGGGTGTGCCCCTCACCGTTCTCCTCGGCTTCCGCTTTGGCGAGCTCGACGGACCTGACGAGGGCATTGGCAGTGATCCACGGCCCGGTCGCCTCGTGAGTGAGCGTGATCTTGGAGGCGATCACGCCGAGCGCGGCCGCGTCGACGAACTTCACCATTCGGTTGACCAGCGCGGTGAAGCCCTTGTTGACGACGTCGATGCCGCGGCGCTTGATCGATTCGTCGGTGATCGGCTC